GTCGCTCGAAGGGTCCGTTTTGTTGTTCGCGGCGTACCACATTTCGTAAAAATGGTTCTTTCCTGCGGGAGTTCCGATAAATAGGGCTCCCCCTTCTGCCCGACCAAGCGCGGGGCGGATAATATACTCCCATACGCTTGGTTTCATAAATGCGTATTCGTCCATTACGGCATACCCTAAGCCTACACCTCGCAGAGAGTCGGGGTCGTCTGCCCCTTTGAAACGAATAATACGATTGTTTGTGAGGACGATTTCCCCTTCGTTTTGTCGTACTGATTTAATTAACCCTTGGCCCATGTCCATCATAACGTTCCACAGGTTTTCTCTGCCCTGTTTGAACGTGGGGGACACGTAGTATACTACTTCGTTGATAAGGTCGATCTCAGTTCCGTCAGATCGTACTTTAGTGTTTTTTGCAGCCTCCTCATAGAGCTTTACAGCAGCGAAAAAAGATTTACCAAAACGGCGTCCTGCTGCCACTACTTGGAATCTGTGGCTGTCTGCATGTACAATGCTCTGTTTTTCGTGGAGACTAACTTCCATCAAAAACTACTCATTTACCCACGAAAATTCTTCATGTATGAACTCAGCACCACGCGCCCATTCCAGCCCCGCAGGATCATAAGTGTCCCTGCGTTTTCGCTCAAGGCTGTAGTGGTAATCCACTCCATCACAAGTGAACTCGACAAGAGCTGGAACATCGGTAAAGAAATCTCGGACATTTTCCTTCGTTACTTCGGGGCCCTCAACCTTTCCAGTGTAGTCGTTAACCAGTGCTGGTATTCTTGCAAGGCCCACTTCTCTAGCGCATCTAAGTCTTGATCCTCCAAACGAGAGGAAGTATCCTTCAGGGAGTCGATAAACCACGATAGGGTTTCTAACTCCTTCTTCGAGTATGGACGCACGCAACGCTTCCTGAAACTTGGGTTTACGGCCTGTGGCGTTGTGTTCGATCCAACACCAGTTGTTGAGGCTAACGTGGTTGTTACAGTAGTTCGGGTTGCGTACTAGCTTACCTACGATCTCGTCTACTGGGACCTCAGCGTATACGATCTGTTTGTATGAGGACACTCTTTTTCATGCCTCCTCGCTTACGTTTTCTTTCGTCTGCCCAGTACATGAGTTCCCAGTCGGGGTGGTCAAACTTGTCCTTCCACCAGTGCGGGTCATGTACCGAGAGATGCTCAGGGCGTCCGTCTGGGAGTTGTATCTCTCCCTCACCGCAGCTAATAAAGTGGAACATAGCTTTGGTTGCATAGTCTTGTAATTCCTTGATGGTAGCCTCTACATGTTCTGGCTCTACGTGCTCTAGTACATCGGATGATACAACAAGATCGTACTTGGCTTGAGGCGGCTTGTCCTTGCCCAAGATGCCGGGGTCGTATTCTTTCCAAGAAATGGTCCTGTCAAGAATATTCTTGACGTACAGACCAAGTGTGCCTTGACCACACCCAAAGTCGAGTACGGATGTAATCCTATCATGTTGTTTAAGGTACTCTAGGAGTACGGGTCCGAAATTACGGTGCCCGGTCGTCCCCCACAGCCTGTCCTCTGACGCGTCTACGTGCATCGTCTTTAGCTGCTTTTCGTAGTGCGGCGATAAGCTCATTGGGGCCGTCCATTCGACATATTGTCGTAGTGCCCTTTCTCTGCCTGCGCTTTCGCTTCATCGTACCCACTAAGCAGCCACTCTGTGTCTAACCTTTCGTCGGTCCTCCAATGCCTCCATGACAGCTTATGCAACCATTCCGTCCTGTCCGGTCGTATAGGCGCTTCTGTTAGCGTGTGTATAGACACATCATAGGCAAGACTTCCTTTATGTACTGCTACCGTGGGGATTCCGGCTATCACGCACTGCGCTCCGCATGTGCTGCTGAAAGTTATTCCTAAAGAAGTCTTCTCTAGACACTCCCGGAAACTTTCTTGCATCAACTTTTCTTCCCTGTCTAGCATTACTGGGTGCTCCCTCAGTACTGCGTGAGGAACTATCTGTTGGACCCACTGTATCCATTCGTATATATCCGCTCCTCTCAAGGCGTTATCGTTATCTACTTGGCCGAATATTGTTACTTGCCCTTCGTATGGGTTTTTCCAAGGAACCAGCTCGGGGGCTGCCCGAGTCGGTAACGATTTACAGCTAGGAATCCATCCAAGATTGTTAAGGCCATTATAAGCGACAGTATAGACACTTTTCTTGTCCCCATAATCCCAACAAGGATTTTCAAGTATTAAGATAGGTATGCGGCGCTCCATAGCGTAGGCCATTGCGGGAGTGATCTGAAACCCAGCCTGAATAGCTAAGTCGCATGGGATTGGATGTTCCCGTGCGCTTTCCTCCGCACCAAAAGCCTGTGACACGGCATGGACGCGTTCGTTTGTGCGACTATCGTTTGCTCGATAGTACGCCGCAACCTTCATTACTAGCCGTTACCCTGTTTGCCCCGACTCGCCGAGCTGTTGCTGCCTACTGGCTGGCCCGGAGAGAGACCCGGAGCGGGACGGCGCGGGGGAGTCTGACCCTTAATGGGTCTGTACTGATCCTGCCGACTCTGTTTGCTTGCTTTGCTCATCTTCTTCCTCTGGTGTTACATCAATAATATCACCACCAGATTTAACATCCATCCGGTTAATAGTGATTTGTTGTTTAGCTCCACCCATCTTATCTTCTGATATATTGGCTTTGCTAACGTTAGCGTCCCAGACCATCTTCTGTGAAGGCTTGTCGCCTAACAGTGCCTGATCTAGAACCATGTGAAGCACTTTGTTGACTTTCTCATCTGCTTCCGCTCGGAAAGTTTCCTCAACAACTAGCTTCAGGGCATTTACTTTATTTTTTGAACCTACGGGCCTGCCTTTGGGGTTGCCGCTTTGTCCTTTAACGAATTTGCCGCTGGCCGTTCGTGTCATTTTACCTTTCTTAGCCATTTCGCCTCATTAAACTTCGTCTGTGGCCTCTTGGCCTGCGCCTGCGCCAAGTATCGGCGTCGGTGCCATCTGCAATAACGGCTTGATACTCTCTTAGTGTAAGAGCGTCTACTGCTGCATTAACATTTACATCTAGCCCAATAGAGGCCCCATATTCTGTAAGAGTAAGGGCATCGGTGCCTACATTGACCTCTACATTGTGAGTAATTGTTGCTTGTTTCTCTGCAAGAGTGAGCGCATCAGTGCTCGCGGCTATTTCAGTAGAGGCTGCTAAACTAGCCCGGTACGTAGCAAGTGTTAGTGCATCTACACTAGCTTGTACATTCTTATTGTATGTAATAGTAGCTTGCTTTTCACTTACAGACAGTGCGTCAGTACCAGAAAAAACCTCTACATTTCTAACAAACGTTACTGAACGCTCTGTAAGGGTAAGGGCGTCAGTACTGGCCGATACTTCGTATGCAAACCCTACAAGAGCTTGCTTAGTGGCGAGGGTTAGCGCATCTACACTAGCAGCAATATTAATGTCGTGGGCTATGCTAGCAGTTTTTTCGCTAAGAGTTAGTGCGTCTACACTAGCCTGTACATTCTTGTTGTAAGTAATAGACGCTGCTCTTTCTGCCAGTGTCAGCGCGTCAGTGCTGGCCGCAACATCTGTATTTAGAGTAATACTTGATGCGTTTTCGGTAAGAGTTAGAGCGTCTACAGCAGCACTGACGTTTATATCGTGCGCTATAGTGGCCTGTTTTTCGCTTAGAGTAAGAGCATCTACGCCAGCAGCGACATTGATGTCGTTAGATGGCGCTAGTGTGTCTAGATTGATTGCTATAAACCGGAGCCCACCGTTTCCAGTAAATGGCTCCGTTTCAATGTCTCCGCCGCCGCCTTCAGTTCCAGAAAGCTCCTGCACACTAACGCCGAGGTCGTCCCCTGACGAAAGGCTTAGTGCCCCCGCTGGGTGCGCGGACCAGCCAAAAGTACTGGTACCTGACTGAAGTCCTCGGCTATAATCCCCGCTTCTAGTGCGGTTCTGTTCCGTTCCGTTTACGGTCCAATGTGATCTAGCAGTCCAACGCGAGCTGGCGGTAATTCCATTAGTGTTGCGGGGGCAGTTGACATTGGCTAGAACAAGAGCGTCCATATCCTGTTCGACATTAATTACCGAAGCAGACGCCTTAGTAAAAGATGCTGCATCGTTAAAATTTACTGTGTCCGCAAGGTCTAAGTCAACTGGGCCGGTAAGAGCACACTCTTGTTCACTTGTAGAGTGCGTATCAATCATTTCCGCGTTGCTGTTAAGCTCAATGATGACTAAGGCAAGATGGGAGTTAGCCGGGGTAATGGACCCATTTTTTTCCGCGCCTCCTTCTCTTGCCGCCGTACCGTCCCCTACATAGGCTCCTATGTCTACACTAATGGCGGAAGCTCCCCCCTCAAAGGAGTCGTATACGGGGGTACCATTTATGTCGTTAGAGGAGTTACGAAGAAAGGCAACCCCCATAGCTTTATGGGTAGCATTTCGACGGATTTTAACTACTCTTTGGGTACGTGTATTAGACGCGCTGTCAAAGAACATCCCTCCTAGTACAAGGTAACGGGCTCCGTCCGTCTTACAATCTATCTTGTCAGTAGTTGTGGCCCCTGATTCAATAGCTGACGTATCTGATTCTCGTTGAGTTGAGAGACCAGCAGCTCGTACATACGAAGTCCCGTTAAAGGACGATGTAGGAGTTGCGGTGTACATGCCAATCGCGTTATAATAAAACGGGATAAACATGACGTTGCCGTTGACAAACTCGTCCCCTACAGCGGGTGCGTCACTACCTCGCCTAGCCTCCACTGTCCATGTAGAACTAGCTTCCGGGCTATCAATAAACGCCCAAGTGTTAGCTATTAGCCTATCTTCTGAAGTGTCTTTACAGTAGCCCCCGGCCCAAGCAGAAACTATAGTCCCTGTTCCACTGGTATTTACCAGCCTAAAATTCATTACGCAACGACCGTTGCTAGTGTCCTCTCCCTCTAAATTTATGAGGCAAAGTACGCCGTCAGGAAGACCACTCGAAGGCGCAGTCCAGACATTTGTAGAACTATTAAACGTGCCAAATGAGGTTTCGTCTGCGGTAGCGAATACGCTAGCAGGCAAGGTGGCCCAACTAGTAGTTACCGAGCCAAATTGATTACCAGTCGTCCCACTTGTACTGTATACTGTAAGGTCGGCCAATTTATGTACATACGCTTGAGCAGCAATCGCAGCCTGCTAAATCGCAGTCCTCCATTGTCTCATGTCCACAAATGCTACAAGGGCACTGGTCTTCCTCCAGCGTCATCTGCTCAGAGGGGTCTAGACCGTGGTTTTTTCTGTACCTAATCCCCTGTTCCATCCACTCCATGATACGGTACGTAGCTGTATAATGCTTGGTCATCAAGTAATCGTAAAGATACCCGATCCGTTCCAAGTAATTGTCAGGGAGCCTGCTGACATATCTACAGGACCGCCCAGTTCTACATACGCTATAGCAAGGTCTGAAGAATCGGTATCATTGTAAATTAGCCCCCAATATGCATCTGCGTCATTTGATGCATTTTGTGCCCACGTGGGATTCGTCGAGGAGTCAAAAGTCATAGTACCTCCGCTCTCTGTCACCAGAGTGCCTAAGTTACCTAGAGATGTTCCTCCTGCTGAGTAAGAGCCCGAGGTGCCTACTTGAGTGTAATCACCTAGAGCTGGAGTAGTGTTAGCCGCTGCTGGGGTTGTAGTGTTATCTAGAATCGCGCATTTAATATCATCCGCAGATTCCCAGCCGCCGTCTATCAAGTACGCTTTGGCTTCGTCAAAAACCGTTACATCACCTGTTGCCATTTATAATAACCTCGTTGCTGTTAAAACGCCAGTAGTATCCACCCAAATTGCGGCTATGGCTGTCGCCCCCTTAGGAACCCTGACGTACTCTACCCCCTGAATGAACAGGTGGTCATTACTGTCTGCGGTGCCGCCGAACGTAAAGTAGCAATCGACATCACACGCAATTCTTAAAATATCACCAGCTACCGTGCCGCTAGGTAGAGAGCTAGTGTTGCTACTAGACGCAATAGTAACATTCGCTACTGTGTCTAGTTCTAATACTTGTACTGGTTCGCTGTTACGATCTCTACTTAGCGAACCGCTTAATTCTTTTGCCATTATCGTCGCCCCAATAATCTAGAAGTAAAGCCACAGCGGCGCATAAAATTCGTTGGCCTAGCGCCGCCGGGTCCTGCTGTGCCCTGAGCGTTGACCGTCCATGTAAACTGATCCGTCACACTATTGCCATCCGAATCTGTACAAGTAACGTCTACCGTGTGTGGGCTAGAGGAACTTTCATTGTCCGCTATAGTTCCTGAAATAATGCCATCAGTACTGATGCTAAGATCATCGGGAGCGCCGGTCATAGAGAACGAAAGAGTATCTTGAACGTCTGAGGCAAAGAAGTAGTCTGAGAAGTCAAATGTGAAAGCCTGCCCAGACTGAAACTCTTGGTCGGAGGGGTTCGTTCTAGTGGCCACCGAACTAGCTCCGGGGTCGTCCCGTACCGCTAAGAAGATGGAATCACTAGAAGTCGCCCCAGAATTTTTTACTTCCAACCAAAGGTCGTCACTAGAATGTGCTCCTTTGTCTACGTCAAACGTAATAAGAGTAGCGCTCTCTGTTCTAATTGTCTGAGTCACAGATGTAGAAGGCGTAGTAGTCAATGGGTCTGTGTTGTGTAACTTAACGCTATTACTTGAGCCTGAGAAATTAGTGCCATCAATTTCTACCCGTAGCTCGTTATCATAAATAATTCCAAGGTTTGCTGCTCCTACCCCAGTTATATTTACGGCGTTAGCCGTCTCACTAATAGCGCAAGCCGTCATTGCTATAGAGCCGCTTGATGCAGTGTACCCTACCGTAAAGTCAGAACTTCCGGCAGTTGTCTGCCTCTGTGAGAATCCTACACGCGCCCCAAAGTCATTGTCATGCAAAGCTGTAGTGCTGGCTACGGCTGTATAGTCCGAGACTGCGCCGCGACCGGCCAAGAGCCCCGCAAACGCCATGCAAGTGCGTCCGCTATATGTTAGGCTAATTTGTGGGTTTGTCGCCCCTGTAGATTCTGAGATGCCGCTATCTACAACTTCTAGGTTATCTGCACCGTCCAGTGTTACACAGGTAAACTGTACGTTACGAGAATTCGCTGTCGCAAAGGTACAAGAGACTGTTTTTGTCCCGGTAGGGACGCTGGCTCCTAAGAAGTAGATGTACGATGCTCCGCCGCTAGGAGTGGCTACGCCATTCTGTGCGAATTGCACTCGCGTCATAGCCGTTCCGCCGTAGCTGACGGTCGAGGCTTCCCCAATCAAATCAGCATCGTCGCCGTTCTGGTTGATAATTAACAAAACACCTTTGGGCCCAGTCCCCCCCGAGTGAGAAAAGGTGTACGGGTTCGTATTATCAGTCCTGTTAGACTCTGTAACTACATCAACCGTGACAGTCACGATATCTTCCAGATTACGGCTTCTAGCGGCCCAAGCGTATAGTTAGCCGACGTATTCACCGTCGATCCGTCGTTCAACGTTCGGTCACGCATCATGAAGGGGGCTGTTGAAAGTTTATAGTCACTTAACCCATTATCGACATCATCTGGATGGTCCTTATCTGGCCCCCACTGGAACCCATTCCATACTTCCGGCCTAAGCCTCTGCAATTCAGCAGTAACTACTGGGTTGTGGTAATTAGCTGGGTCATAATGGGTAAGCGTGTATCCTGACGCGAGTACTCCATCAGTCACTAACTGCGCGAACTCAGCCGGTGTAATTATATCCTCTGGATCGCGTGGAGTATAGTCGGAAGACAGGTGCGTCGGAGCGTATTGATTGTACCCCGAAGGAGCATTAGCGCAGTTAATCGCTACAAGCCAGTCACCAACTCGGCGGATATAGATTCGCTTATCGCCTGTAGTAAGATCGCCAAAGCCTCCCGTAGCCCAAGTAAATTCTCCTTTCGGATGTCCTGCGGTACCCAGTACGCCTCCGCTGGGATCATATGTGCCCAAAGCAGCGGGAGTTGAGTGATTAGTGTTGAGGTCGATGAAAAGTTCTTCTAGCACACAAGGAAAATATGTCTCGTCTGCTTGGCGCACAACTTGAAAGCAATGAGGAACCATAAGCCCTAGTGCCCAGTAAAACCGAGCATAAGAAGCATCTACTTTGTTGAGAGTAGCGTAGTCTTTCCTGCCCCAAACGTCAATCTCAATCATTGCTCCACGAGGCTTGTCCTGCATCCATCCGCCCTGATTGTCGCGGATAGTGTTAGACCCCCAGTGCATATTCGCCATCCCTCTCTCAAGATCGGTTCTTTTACAATCGTAAGCATTGGCGATGTTGTACCAGTCAGAATCCGAGTCTAAATATTCGTCATAATCTACATGAGAGAATCTAGCGTTACCATCAAAGGATTCGGAGTGGGCCATGTCCCACATATTATCGTAGGGGCTTGGATGGGGCAAACCAAATGTTCGCTTTTGAACCAGTGAGCTACTAAGCGCGTTTGCCGTCCGCATCGTGTTAGTGCCGTTTTCCTCAAGAACACCTGCATTAATCTCGTCCCAGTAGTCTTTGATAGCAGCAGCGTGTGCCCAAGATTCTACCGTGTATTCGTCGAGATTTACACCGTCAGCGTCCCAGTCCGGGCTATTGTGCCCAGCGTCTTGAGTATTTAGACAGTACTTCCACCCGGCTTCAGGCACATGATACTGGTCGTCGTGTGCAATCTTAGAAAGCTCTTTTAGATAGAGGTCAGCCTTACCCCCCGATGCTGCCTTGTACCCGATAACATGGTAGCCTATGAAGCCTTTAGTGCCTGTGGGGGGATAGCACCATAGTGCGTGGGACTCATCTGTCTCACCATAACTGGTGTCATACCCGGTTGGTCTATTGTTTGTGGGTGGGTCAAAGTACTCAGGAAGGTTTCCCGTAGTAGAGAACGTCGGATCGGCGTCAATACGTACTTGGAGGGGCTGCTTCGGCTTAGAAGTCTTTAGTTCTAAGATGGAGTCAATGGTGCCTTGAGCCTTTACCTGTCGCAGTCTTGCTCCGCTCTTGGGATTCAGGACATCGGTTCCATCGTGCCAGTACACCATGAAATCTGCCATATTGCCAGCGCCCATTTGATACCCGGAACGGTTGCTCCCGCAGAGCGCATCAATAGCTACATCGGCCATGTAACTGCGAAACGTCGGATTGGTGACGCGTAAAGTCCAACCGGCCTGCTTAAATATATTTGTTGTCGAGCTTTGGCTGTTGGTCTGGAGCAGATCGTTGTCAGTACCGTCGATACTGAGCATAGCATCTTTACGGGCGATTCCGCCGTCCCGATTAGTCGTATTTTGCGCGTACCATGTATACGGCCCGGACTTCTCTTGCCTCTTAGTTCTAAACCCCGGCGTATTATGCAACGGTGCTTGATGCAAGAGGCACAAACCCAGCGGGTTGATGTAATTTATGTGCTCGAACTCATTTACCCAACGCGATCTTGTCGAAGGTTGCCACAGATCACGAGGCTGAAACAGCACCGTATTTACCGTCCTAACGCATAAATAATGTGGTTGCGTTGGATCGTGCAGAAAGTTAGACGAGGCGTTAGTGACCATACCGGACACATTGCGCGAGTTAATATAGTCAGTTGCAGGGGCTGGGGGGAGTTCTAGTTTACACGTAAGAGTTGTCTTATTGCCTGCCCCATCTTCTGCCTGCACTACTACACTCAACGGAGCAGCCGCGATATCTGCGGCCCCCGGAGTTCCCGAAAAAACCCCCGTAACAGGGTCTATAGAGAATTCTGTCCCCAAGGGAAGCCCAGACACAACGGAATACGTTATTGTATCCGTAACATCGGAATCCGAGAAGTTTCCAGAAACGTCTAGACTAATAGGGTCTAGATTTACGTTTGTCTGGTTAGAGATCGGTGTATCTACTACTGGACTAGCCATTACACCATCGTAGTTACGCGAAGTACGCCATCTGCACTGACTCGAATAGCCGCCATATGTGAGGCACCATCCGGTACTTGAAAGTATTCCACACCATTAACAAATAAGGCATCTGTTGAGGCCGCAGTAACCCCTGATGTTCCAAACGCAATATAGCAGTTTGTGTCACAGGCAATACGGATGATGGTCCCCGGATCGGCATCAGTAGGAAGGGCTACAGAGGCCGTACCCACAGCAACTGCAATAGACGCAGTGGCAGCAGGGGCCATAACTGCAACAGCGTTACCATTTTGGTCAGTAGGTAACTTCTGGTTTAACCGTTCATTTGCCATACTAAATGCTATCTCCAGTAGCTATATGATGAGTCCCAAGTACCTGAGTGTAAGCCGCGCCCCTAGGCGCTGGCCTACTACTGCTTATGTATCATTTATATTATTTTTTAGAGCTACTTTTTCGTAGTCTATATTATATAGACGTTTGAAAGTGGCATTTCTGACATTTCTATATGTAAGTTTTTATTTATAGTTTTATTTTTTTAAGTACTTTCAATAACTTAGTAAATATAGCCTGTTTTTTCTTGTTTTTCCCCTGTGAACAACTGGCAGACCCGCATTTTTCGCTTCGATCCGCTTCGCTCCTCTCAAATTGCTCCTGACGGCGCAATTAGCGCTCAAAATGCCTAATTTTTAGTATTTTTCCCTATTTTTTTGTCTAAGCGGGTCCTCGCTCGTGCCTCGCTCGTCGAAAAAGTCAATAGGCAGGGGGGTAGGGGGCGTCTTTAGACATAAAAACGTCGCTTAACGGCAAATTTTAAGAACCTGGCACAGAGTTGGCACGATTTTTTCCGAGAGGAACGCGCAAAAAAAAGTATTGACACGCGTAGGAATTTGTGGTTGCCATTCGTCACCATAATATGAATTCACCATTGACATGGGGGGGACATGGTGGTAGTCACTAACAGCGTTCACATATGTGAGTCTATTGCGTTCACATATGTGGTATGAGACAATATGGGGTAGTTCAAGGAAAACAGCCGCGCAGGTGAGGCGCGAGGTCGGTGAGACGCGAGGCGATCACCAGACTAGACATTGGCTCTTTAACAATTAGTAGCAACACAGAGACTGATTCCTAATGCCGCCGCTCTTTTATGGGAGTAAGGCAAAATGGAAATCAACGAAATCGTTCTATTCACACTAGTAATAATTGGCAGTCTTTCAGCAGTGTTCGCAGTGTTCGCGCTGATCGCTGATAGCTTCGATCTCTGGCGGCAAGGCCGAGCACGAAACCGGCGGCGCACGGCGTACCCATGGCGTAACTACGATGCTGCGATCAAGCATGACGCAACGAGAACGGAAGCCCTGCATTGTATGCAACGAGTCCTGACCAATGCGAGGAATGCGGAGTCGCCTGAGAAATATAGGTATCACCTGACAGCCCTGAAAATGCAGATTGATGCGAGCATGTCCGCGTCACAGTTTGTGCAGAAAAGGGAATCAAGAATAAAAGCCGAGAAGTCTAGCAACGTTACCGCCATCTAACATGGCATCATAGCGGCGGCATTGTGAATCAGTCTCATCATCCACCAACTAGGAGTAAGGAAAAATGGCAACGGAAAAAGGAAAGAAAGAGAAGGTAGTCGCTGGCCCGAGCTATGCGAAATTGCACGGGAAGGCGAAAGCCTACGCCATCACCGACCAGTTCGCGCCAGTCGAGAAAGATTTGCTGCAATCGCTCAAGGATTTGGGCAAGGCAAAGAAAACTGAAGACAGCGCGACTAGCACTAGGTCGGAAGCAACCATGGCCCTGTTTTCTCTGGCCAAGTCTGTTGCAGATTCTTGCACTGCCGCTGAGATTGATCTAACAACAGCGGCGCAAGGATTCGCGGCTGAAATGGATGCGCTTAGTCCCCGTCTTGCAAGGGCAAACTGGCCATATATCGAAAAGGGTCAGGCGAAAGACGGCTCGACTGTCTACCGATGGAAAGGCTACGGTGGCAATGTTAAGTCGTGGGCCAAGGGTCTTATAGAGTTTGGACTAGACCCCGCCGAGTGCATACCGGAAGGCAAAGACTCGCCGACGGTTTCGGAAGTCCGCGACAGGATCACGGCGGAACGCAAGGCCGAGAAAATGCAACGGACGCCCGGACTGGCCCAGCTAGAGGAAGCGAAGTCACTGCTTTCTGACGCCGTGAAAGACTTCCGGCAGGTTGTTCTGGCGTATGGCGACGACGATCATACCATCGTCGAATGCGCTGGCAGACTGGCGGAGCTAACCGGGCAGATTGTGGCCGAGCAACAGGCGCAAGATGAAGCCGACAGGAAAGCGAAAAAGGCAGAGACCGACGCGATCAAAAGCGCAGTGGAAGAGTCGCTGGAAGAACTGGCGGCGTAACACTAGCCCCGAGCCGGGAACGGTTCGGGGTTTTTTTGTGCCTGCAAGCCGGTCAAGCTATTGATTTATAATGAATTTTGTGTCAGAATGTGTCTAATGATGGGGAAAGTGCGTACAAAAAATGTACAACAAACACATATGTGAAAGTACAACAGCCACATATGTGAAAACTGGAGGGTCTAATATGTCGCATGATCTAGAAGTTTGGCGATGTGAACTTAGTCACGACACTAGGCTAATCATCGCAGAAAGCGCGGAGAAGGCAAAAGAACAGTGTTACAGTATTTTTCAGATTTACCCGTGTGCCATCATGAATTTAGGCCGAGCGTGGGGGCTAGATTCAGGATGACCACATATGTGAAAGGTTTAAGGTTGCACTACGCTTGGAGCAGCCGACTTTGGCGGGAAATGATTAATGATTAAAGAATTATTGACCGTTATAGTGATATGCTTAGTGGCTATAGGTACAACATCCTATTTAGGGTACAAGGCATATCAAAATAAAATCTCCCAGATCGACAAACCCCCGAACTTTTGTCGAAATGAGTTTGGCCACAGGAGACCATGTAGCTAGACTGTTGTGGGAGACTGGCGGAGCACCCAAAAAGATGGCTCTTTTTTTGTGCATGTTTATTATGCCCTGCTCCGCATATCCTGTTTGGCGTCAGGATTATCAAAACGCCAACTTCATCTAAGGGAACTCTATGATACAAAAAGAATACTGTGGAAAACTTTCGTATACCCTCGGCGCATATACTGGCTCATGTAGTGGAGTTGCCATCGTCAATATATCTGCAAAAAGATCGGCAACTCGGTTGAGACGTTTAGAAGTAAGTAAAAATTCAATGCAGCCCTCGCCTTCGGAATCTTCTAGCTACTGTATGTCTGACCTGTACAACATTCATAAAAACTGCACTATTTTTCCTGTAGAGGTTCACTACGGGCTTTTAATGGAAAAGATACTAAGCGCGGCTATTAACAAAAGTTTCTTTTGCGTATCGGACAATCTTCTTGAGAACTCGCATCATATTAAAACCATACATGTGATGAGGTGGATGCAGGAGCACCCTGAATACTTTACAGATTTTTTCATGTCGCAGCCCCACACTGGGAACCATGACAGACCGTGCCAAGCCGCGTTGTTCTACCCAGATACCACGAGTAAGGAACTTAATAAACTTATCCATAACAGTAGAAACACAGTGTTAGCACGACACAAACGAGTACTAAAAAAGTTTACTGAAATTTCTAGACCTAAAGAGCAAATCTCAACAATCGGCCTCATGTCCTCTTGGGATGAGGATTTATTCTAGCAAGGGAGAGTTTAATGGCAGAAAAAGACGCTAAGGGGCGTATACGGGTGTTCGTATACGGAACCCTAAAAGGAGGGGACAAGAAAAACCCCTTACCAAACAACATGTTACTACGTGGGAGTACGTCTGAGTTTTTAGGGTACGATAGTATGACAGAACCTATGTGTATGGTCAGTCTCGGAGGACTCCCCGCAGTAGTGTACGATCCCGAGAAAATTAAGGAACCAGAAACTATTCATGGCGAGGTGTGGGCTGTAGACGAGGAAACATTGGCTGCATGTGATCTATTAGAGGGGCATCCTAACTTGTACAAACGAGCCAAATTCCACACAGACCAACGAGACCTTAAAGCATGGATTTATACAGTTCCGTGGGGCTGGACATATAAAGGTAAAATCCAGTCCCCCGCGATCTGGAGACCTACACAAGACGAACTTACCTTTTGGGCGAAAATAGACCCACTATCCTATGGTTACATGAAGGAACTAAGGAGTGTGAGATGATTTGGTATTATGCCGGTACTATTAAGCAGGGTAATAATTTGCATCGAGTACAAGATACACTCTACAACTGTGCAACTGTGTCAAATGCGGCGGATGCTCTTAAAAAGGTCGTTAAGCGTAAGTGGGGTGCAGAGGTGTTTGCCGTACGTATTTATAGGCAATTTGTAGATGGTCGCGTAAAAAGTACTCCTTCTATGACTATTAATCACAGTCTTACAGAGAAAAGTACAGTTTCTTTTCTCCCCTCACCTCCAGTCAGAGTAGACAAATGTGAAAGTACAAAAGTTACATGTGTGAAGGAGGGGGAAAAATTTGACCCTTTAATCTTTGGAAAAGAGATTGAGCAGGGTCCGCAAGTGTTCTCACGTTTAAAGTTTAAAGAGGAAGTGGCACAATGATAGGCGCTGACCCAGAATTTGCACTCTTACTAGATGAGAAAATTATTCCTGCTGCCGGTGTCGGGGGGACTAAAGAAGCCCCCATAGAGATACCCGGCTATAGTGGGTACTCTTACCATGAAGATAACGTAAGTGTAGAAGTGTCTATACCCCCTGCAAGCAACCCGTCAGACTTTGAGTACAATATTGCGAGAGCTATTTCGATTACAACTAGGGAAATAGCGAGAAAGTTGGGGGTAGATCAAGACAGAGTCCAACTGAAAGGGTGGGACTCCCATCGCTTCGAGAGGAGCGAGTTGACCTATAAGGCAGCACAAGAGTTTGGGTGCGACCCAGACTTTGACGGGTATGCAGGGGGGAAGGAGAGGAAAAATCCACCTCCCTTTGGTAATTGGAGGTTTTTTGGGGGACATATACACATTGACGGCCCTTTTAACTGTCCTCCTTTCGTGGCCGCTTGTTTCGCTGATCTCTTTATTTCGTGCAGGCTCCAAACACTTGATTGCATGAATACTCGTAGTATGCGAGAAAGCCCTGATGATGCACATAATCGGGCGTGGTGGTATGGGATGCCCGGAGTGTACAGAGAGAAACCATACGGTATTGAGTATAGGACGCTATCTAGTTGGTGGTGCAATAGCGCGGACGGGCAGTACTACGTTGCCCAACTGGCTCAGCGTTTACGAGAGTTTCTTAAAGAAAATAATGCTAGAACAATTAAAGAACATCTAGGAAACGTGGACTGGCTACTCGTTCGAGAAGCTGTAGTTACAAAAGATTACAAGATGTGCAGTAGAGCTATAAGGCAAGCAGATAAAGTGGGGGTTAAACTATGAATCCTATAGACGTTCCAAAAGGAGATCGACGCCTTTACTATCACGGCTGTTGGATGCGTCACAAAACTAAGGGAATTGTAAAAGTACAAGTAAGTAATTTGGGCATTAGCGCTGCTACTCTTGGCAGCCCCCTCTACGAACGAGTAAATCTTCGAGATTTAAAGTTATTTTTCTTTGAGTCAGGAGCCTATAACATTGATCGTAATACTGCTATATACATGACTCGCAAGAGCGCTAGAACTAATCACAAGAGCGCGGACACCGTACTTTACGTTGTGGCGTGGGCAGACCCTTCCACTAACATAGAAGTCGGGGGGAATGTGTCTACAGACTGGCTGTGGAGGATGGGAGGTGGTCCAAACCCTGTATGTCTTGGGGAGGCTGAGATGAGGCTAGAGGAGGGGGTACAGGCAGTTGCTATCACAAAAGATTTAATTCTTTATCG